ACGTTTTGCGTAACTTTGCTAAACTATGAAAAGCTTTTATGGAGCCGGTGGGAGTTAAAAAGATATTATCATATCAAAGTTTTTACTGTTTTGGGTCTCTTCTTGGGTCTCTCTTATAAAAAAAGATAACAGACTAAGAAAAAATAACTTTCTTCTATTATATATACTGAAATTCAACTTCCATTATAACGGACATTTTTAAAAGTTTCCATTACAATGGAACTACGCAAAAAAAGAGAGTAACTTTAAGTTACTCTCTTTCCTCGCAAATCTAAAACAACCAACTAAATGAGCCTTCACTCTGCTTCAAATACATGCAATTTATTAGCTGATAGTCGTCTTAGGTCTGAGTTATGAGGAGCTACCTCACAACTTCCTAAGAGGTTTAATGACTAGGCAGGACTGGTTACCTCCAACTTTCACCCGACATTCAGAATTATTAAGCAATGTGACAATATTCCAATTTATCACTTGCGCCTTTGGGCTACTTGTACAATCTTTTAGTGTAAGCAACGAGCTTTTCACCCGTCAATGCGCATAATGGCTTATTTTGACAGTTTCCTATTTACTTCAAGTGGTCAAGCTTGGGCTTGTAGGATTATTCTCCACTGGAGCGTCTATTGTAGCCACCACCGTTTAGATTTAGCCTAATTACACATACCCTCCACGTTATACGCACTCTTGCTATTCTTTCACTTCGCAACAATCTAAGATTGATTACTTATCTAGTAGCAGTATCCCACCACTAGCGTAACGAGTTATTAAGCATATAACTTTAGCATGCTGTCAAACAATCTGCACTAAATTATTTAGTTAGTTGTTTTAAACTTGTGATATATTCATTATAACATAAGAAATAGTCAAGACATAACTTTGAGCATCACTTGAAGGCAAAAACAAAGAGACCAGCCTTGCTAGTCCCCGTTCAGTTCAGCCGTATACTTGTTTTTACGTGCGCTTATCAGCCCACTATCGCCAGATATGTAAGACCTCTCAATTCCTTACATTATTATTGTAGCAAAAAAATCCCTAGTCAGCAAAGACTAGGGAATGTTAGGGAGATTTTTATCCGAGTAAATCGTTTCTATCCCATGTAGACAACCACGCTTCTCCACCTTCTGCAAAAGTAAAGTTTCTCCAATAGTAACCACCAGTACCGTAGGCTCCACCGTTATCTGACAGAATCTTGTTAGGGTTAAATACAAAGTAAGAACCCACTCTACATTCCTGGTCAGCGATAAGATTTCCGTTCTTATCAACAATATCAATATCACCTACACCAATTCCATTGTCGTTCCAATTGAACTCAACAGGACATAGATAATCACATTTCACTTGCCAAATACCATTAACAAATTCCATTGCATTAACTTGGTAAATTTTTCTACCACTTGGTTTTGGTTCTTGGTTGATAGCATCAGCGTTCTCACGGAACACTGTTTCACGAGGGTACCCATTGATTTGCCATAGATAGTTATAGTCATTAACCGTGATACCATCTGAACCATAATTGCAGTGAATAACATTTGAACCATCCACAAAAATCATAACATGACCAAATGCACCAAGTGAGCTTGACCCATCACGAGGACCCCAAATAACGACATCCCCACGAACAGCATCAAATGTACCATCTACACCATCGTAAAAACAATTGTACCCAATTTTAGGCAAGTTGCTCTTAAGTGACTCTGTGTTATTGCTTAAACTAATTCCTAGAGCTTTACTAACTGCTGATGAACAATCATACTCAATCAATCCATCTCGGTCAGCATCATTCCCATAACGGTCACCCATATCATAATGCACAGGAATACGTTGTAAGTTATACATTTCAGCAATACTAGTTTCAATTCTACTCATTTCTTTTCTCCTTTCCAGTTATTATTCATCTCTTTGACTGCTGCCTCGATGAACATTTCAATCTGTCCATCTGTCAAATAGATATCATAATTTTCTAAACCTCTTTTTACTTTAGCCTTAGCGACTTCAAGCTTCTTAGCACCGTCTTCATCCTCATGGGCAATCTGTTCAACTGCATGAACAGTATTTTTAGAAAGAATTTCAACAATTCTAAGTGCTTTTTCTCCACCCTCTTTAAAAAGATAGTCCTTCACGGTTTTAACAATAAATCCTGCAAAACCAGTTAAAATAAGCATAACACCTTGTAAAATTACATCGTTCATTTTCTTCTTCCTTTCTGCGTTTTACTGCGCACTACTGCGTACACGCTAAGTTATCTGTGTATTTTTTACCATGTCTTCCAGACCATCGACCTTCTCTTGAAGAACTGAAATATCTCTACGAGTCTCAGAAGAAAGATTATTAACTGCTTTGGTCAATCTTGCCATCTGCTTCTGATTTTCAGTTGCAATTCTATTATTGGAATCTAACAGCTCTTTGTTGGTCTCCTGGAATCCTGTCACCAATTTCTTAATCACCCACGTCATGGCACTGATTAATAGTAAGACAATGAGGATAATGGCTACCGCCAAAACCCCACCCATCTTATCAATCGTCCATGTGGTCTGCATAGCCTCATGTATTACATTTTGTTCCATAACCTCACGCCTAACTAAGCCTATTTGGCGTTATCGTCTTGCAGTCCTGCGTGTGACAGGTCTACAAGCTCTTGGACTTGTTTACGGAAACGTTTAGGAACTGTTTCAATAGTAATCCACCCAAGTTCGATTTGCATTGCAAAATAATTAATCATCATTGTTCTTCCTCCTAAAAATGTGTTTTTAATTTTCTGTAGTAGTTTCATCTGCTGGCACCTCGTCAGCGTACATTTGATTGATTAAGTCATTTAGTGTAGCTGTGGCTACTTTCGCCATTTTCTCAGCCGTCTCATATGACTCTTTCAACTCTTTGATAGTACTGTCATACTCAGCAAATTTTTCATTTTCGTATTTGTCACGAAAATTCTTGCGATACACAACATCTAAAGCGAGCTTTTCTAACTCATCATTTGATAGACCGATTTTGTCAGCTGGGAGCATGATTGGCAAATAACCGCCACTGTCGGTTACAAGTGTAACTTTAGCACCCGTAACCGTACCATCAACTGCAAATTCTTGTGATTTTGAACCAAATTTTAATTCCATATTTTCTCCTCTCTATGATGGAAATGGGTCTGTGGTAACCCATGAAATAGTAGCGCCAAACCAAAGCGGGTTAGCTTCCAACTTGATACGACCACTGATAGAACCGTCTGGTTTATAAGACAAGTGAACATAGCTACCGTTAAATAATGTTGACCCAGTTCCACCACCACCCTCACCGATAGCGTGGATAATCGCTTGGCTTACAGGTCTCCAGCCGATTGGGATTGTCTCGTTAGCCGTGCCCCACCAGTTTGTGTTAGCCCTATGTATATAATCCAAAGTGGCGGTTACGACATTTCCAGACCGAACAACAGCAATCCCAAAACCGTACGGACCAGCCAAAGTAGTTTTATACACTTTTGTCTGATTGACTGCCGTAAATTCGGCTACTGTGTTTTGGATTGCATAGTATTGCCATGGGTCCCAATTACTACCACGCCTAACACGAAAAGCACTAACTTTCCCGTTAAAATCAATAGCCTCTTGCAAGCACCAAACAGCGTTAGTATCAAAACGTTGAACTCTGAAATATGTGTGTGATTGTATGCCTGACCCAGTTGGTCTATGTAACAAGTCTTCACCGCAGTAAAAACCAGTTTCAATAATTGTATCCATATCAGTATTTTTAGCTACTTGGATTATTCGACCGTCATTATTAGTTAGCTTGTGGTGTTGGATTTCTTTGTTCTTGTATTTGTAAACCCAATCACTATCTACAGCATTTGTATTTTCTGGGAATTTACCAAAGCTTACAGCTGTCTCAGCCATCCCCATAACCATTTTTTCGGGAGATACGGGAGGGGCTTTAACAATACCTGAACTTGTTAACGCATCCTCTAGGACACCATAAACTTCGTAAGACTTACCAACATCAAAAGCTCCACTAAGTGTTGCTTGAGAATTGATAAGTTCATGTGTAACCTTATCATTAACACCTGCATTAGTATCAACAGTAAAAGTCTCCGTGCCAAACGGTGCTGTTTTAAAAGTAAGCTTGAAGCTATTCTTTTGTGTATCACCAATTTTTAAAGGTGCTATCTTAGCGGTTCGAGTGACGACAATCTTGTCTGAACTTTGATTGGTATCACCACGAACAGCCGTAAAGGTCAGCGTTGGTAGAAAATACTCAAGAACCGTAATATCTACAGTAACCGCATTACTGCTACGCCCACGGCTATCTACTACCCAAGCCTTAACCTGAGCTTCACCGTTCCAATTCATAATCCCAAAATTTCCATTATTCTCACTGATGCTCTGGTTCTTACCTACAATTTCAGCCCTGTATTCTTTAATTGTAGAACTGTACGAACCCTTAGCGTTGGTAAAACCAACTTTGATGTCTGACACAATCTCAGCAAACGTATTAGCTTTACCCAAGAGATTTGAAACCGTAGTGTTCCCATCCGTCAATGCTATACTGCCTAGTGTCGGTTTAACACTTGCAGGAATATTTGCGTTAAATGTAGCCTCTTTTGTACCAATCTTTGTGCTACCGTTGTAAGTATCAATGAAGACCGTGCCCCAGTGGTAATCCGCATTCGGAACTGTGTTAGCAAAATCCATCGGTAAAGTCCAATTACAAGACGTATCGACGTTTGTCGCAATTGTTCCAGTCTTGCCGTCCCAGTTGTAACGCAAAGTGTGTTTAAATGCACTGTTTTTACGGTCAATAGTGATAGTCGCAACTTTCCCAAGCTCGGTAGCTGTTACTTTCCCAGTACTTGCTCTTTTGATAGTTGGCAAAGGCAAATTGAAAGCGACCATAGATGAACCATATCCACCGGTATTCAAAGCAACTGAAACTTGAATACCGACGGTCTTCTCGCCGTTGTCGTCATGTCCGACCACGTAATCGTGAGCAAAAAGCAACTGAGATGAACCTGTACCAATGTTGATAGTTGGGTGTTCGATTGCACCGCCACCGTTGACGTGAATAGTCACGTCTGCAGTTACGCCCCACATGGACGCATAACCGTTAGTGATAAGACGTGCTTGTACGTTAACTGTTGACCTATTGTTAGCTTCGTCTTGCCTATTCCAACCAGACCACACTTCCAAAGTCATATTATGTCCGTATTGCCCACTAAATTTGGCTGTTGTCATTTATCCTCCTTTCGTTATTTAACAAAGTATGTTGCATTAACATATTGATTTTTCGGATGCGCTCTAGTGATATAATGTCCTAGTTGCAAAGACATTGTGAACACCCCGTTATCGATATGCAACATTGATTGGCTGATGTAAGCAACCTCTGCACCCCCATCTTGAAATGAAATGCGATTTGGTGTAACAACAACCTTAGTTGTACTATCGTTAGCGCCAATAATCATCCCGCCATTGCCCTGCGTGATATACGTATCAATGAACTGCATCTTTTGAGAATACGTCAAAATCGGTTCAATATTTCTGACACGTTCTTCAATCGCAGTGGCTATTGCAGCGATTTTTTGACGACCCTCTTCATCATCTTGTTTTACCTTGTTGAGGTAACCTTGAAGCTCAGAAATCTGTTCAATGGTTGCTTTAGCCTCAATCTCAACAATCATTTGCTGGCGTTTTGCTTCAAGCGCCTCTAGCTGTTGTTGTGTGAGTGCTTGGTCTGCTTTGCTGTCAATGTCTGATTGGACGTCTTCAGGATTGCGTGTGTAAGTGGTTTTTATATTACCTTCTTCAATTTGAATGTCTTCGGCATAATTCGAATTGTCAATCTTGTAAGTGTTGACACGCAAATAGTATTTGCCTGATGGGTCATTCCAAGTAAATTTGGTTCCGTTATTTCCAGTTGTTGATGATGAAATAATTCGGTCAACATTAATATTTTCGTCATGCTTAACAAGCCATAAACATATCTCGTTTTTCTCTTTATCTGTTGTATGGCTGCCAGTAAAAGGCGCCGTCCCTTTTGCTGATAAAGTGTACTCTTTACCTTTTTCCATGCTTATCCAAGCATTTGAGTACGTAACATAATTATCAATCTTGCTACCTTTTGGTTGAAACGGACCTTTTGAATTATGCAACAGGTTCACTCCGCCAACCTCAACACCAGCACGCCTATCCATCCACGTATACTTCGTTGGGTCTGTACTGCTAGATTGCGTGAAATCGGTGTAATAGCCTTGATACTGCTGTTTGGTGTCAGTAAAGCTAAAACCAGTCTTACCGTTGGCACTGCTTGCATAAGCAAGGTGGAGATAAGACGTTTTTCCGTCGTCTCCTTTGTCGCCCCGAACACCTTGGTCGCCTTTCCACTTGCCCCACTTGTACTTGGTTGGGTCATTGCTTGCTGTCTCATTAAAATCAGCGTACCAACCCATATAGGCTTTTGGTGTAGTCAAGCTAAATCCGCCACCAGTAGCATTGTCTGCAAACGCAAAGTGTACGTGCGAGGTTTGACCGTTCGTGCCGTCAGCGCCGTCAGTACCTGCGATTGATAGGTTAACTGGTTGTGTGACTTCGACTGAATCGTCCGAATAATAGACGTACTCAAATTTCCAAAGATAACGCTGTTGTTGCGTTGGTACGAGCGTAGCTGTTGACCAGCCAAGGTCTTCAGGCGCTTGGCTGTAAGGTGTAGCAGTTTCGCCTTTTTCAAGTTTGACATTTTTAAACATGATGGTATTGCCGTTTTTGGCTGGCATACCTCTAAAATATAAGACCTGTCCAGATGGCTCCGGTAGAGGATTGCGTGATGTTAAAACGACACTGATATTTTGCCATTGGTTAGCTTGTGCGTCTGGCATGTTTGGATAGTCCGTCATCGGCTTTTGCGCGTCGCCTCGCATAACACACGGTACGAGTCTCACGTCTTGGCTTGGGTTGACGTCAAATGACAAAGTGTATTTAGTGCCTGCTTCAATCAGGTCTCTCAATACATTTGAGTACGAGATGTAACTCCAGCTCGTGCTCGCTGTCGTTGTGCCTTTGATAAGTTTAACTGCTTTAACACCATCAACCTCGACTTCTTCGGCATCGCGGTCGCCGTTAGCCATCGCCCAAAACCAGTTCGCTTTGCCCTGGTTGGTTCCGACCAACAGATTACGTCCACCTTCGCTCGGCACTTCAGGCGCCTCAGCGCTATTCGTTAGCTTGTAAAACGTCTCCTTGCGAATCTCCACCTTCTCCAGCAGATTTGTTAGCGTCATCTGATTTGATGCTATCAGCTTCATCTTGCACCTCTTCTAATTTCCAAATTTGAGTCAGAAAGCCAAACTGCTTAGAAAGTAGAAATTCGATTGCTTCTTCTTTCGTTTTAACATCGACATGAACAACTTCAAGCTTTCCGCCTAATTCAATTTCAGCTCTAATCATGTTTCATACCTCCTTATTCAAATACCTCACAGAAGAATGTAGCTTTGTCACTAACATTGCTTGCTGAGACTGTAATAGACTTACCGACTTTATATTGATTACCTTGACCGCCAAAGTTTGCGTCAAGCGTTCCGTTTTTATCACGGCGTGACCATTTGTAAGTATAAGCCTTGCTAGTACCGTCTGCATCCAACTCTTCACCCTTACGATAAAGTCGTGCTTTCAATGTTGTTGAACCAGATGAGTTTTTAAATGTGCTACCAGCTGTTGACTCGATGACAACCACGATTGGGTCTGAGAAGTCGAGAATAGTCGCAACCCCGATTGCTTTCTGACCGTTAGTGCCTCCGACTTTATCAATGCAGACAACCTTAAATGTTTGCGAGTTTGTAACTTTATCAGATGTTACTGTAAGAATACCTTGAGCAGTTGTATTTGCAGACGGCTCTACATTTGGCGTTTGACCGATTGTAGTTGATGAACACAAGTGCCATCCAAGTCCACCATCTGCGTCATAACCCGTTGAATTTGTAGCTGAAACCGAACTGTCAAAGTAGAAGAATTTGAACTGTTTGTTTCCGCCTGAAAGGTTGTTACCTTTGTACAAATCAGCATTGACAGTTAGACTGCCTGGTTGGTTGTTATAGAATGTATTACCTTTACCAGTGTAGACATTAAGGACAAGCGATTGTTTCCCAAGTTGTACAGCAATGAGGTCAATATTTGCACGAAAATCAACTTTTAGACCTGTTGCAGGGTCTGTCCAAGTCCCAACCGCTTCGTATCGTTTGCCCCCTGCATTAGCTGGGACATTGATTTTAGTTGTCAAGACTTCGTTATGAGTACCTGACAAGAACTGGTTATCTTTATCAGAAGTGCTTGTTACGGCAGTTTTAGTAGCACCGTTGTATTCGTACCAAGTCACTTTTCCAACTTGCCCTAAAATCGAAGCAGTCTGACCCGCTTTAGTTAGGTTAAGTGTTAACTTTTGTGGAGTTCCAGCATATGATGGATTGTACCCATTCGTTGTCTGGTCATACACCTGAGTAGTCGTTTGACTAGCTGTAATGAAGGCACTCAGTACGGGTGCATCTGATAAGTCAGTAATTGTAATTTGTCCACTTGAAATAATTCCCATTTTTAAATTTCCTTTCCTTTTTAACCGAGGGGCTCAACATTACATTCAAATTGAGCTCTTCTAAAAACATCCTTTTGTGTAATTTCGATTGATTTCTGTGAGTAGCTATGGTCTTGGTTCCAGATTTCATCAGGATTTCCTTCATCATCTGTTTTCGTCCATATATAGCTAAACTCTTTTCCTTCCTTATCAATCTCTTTCCCGCCACGCCAGAGCGTAGCAGTCAGTTTTGTATTGATAAGATTGTTTTTAAATAAATTTCCGTTGCTTGTTTTGACAACCAATGTTATTGGCTCAACCAAGTTAGTAACCGTGACCTCAGCAGTCGCAACTTCTTTATCCCCGACATATCCTGATACAGTTAGCACCGCTGTGTTTTCGATATCTTTTGCTTTCAATAAATACTGCATAGTAACAGATACATTTCCATCCAAAGCAAAGCGCCAGCTAACATCAGAAAAGACCTCTTTTTCTCCCTTAAAGAGAGTCGCTTTAACAAGACTTTCACCTTCATTGTTTTTGAAAACAGTCCCATTATCTGTCGATATTTTGATAGTATACGGCTTAGCCTCTTCTACCATTTCAGCCAAGCGAACCTGAATATCAACCGAAAGATTATTACTTAACGATTTAAAATTATCATAAGTTGTGCGACTATTTTCCGGTCTTGTAAAACAGAGCTCTTGTTTTGTAACTCTGGCTTCGATAATCAAAATAGGGCTGAACTCATCGTCTTGAATTGGCACCCTATCACCAATATCAAGGTCAGTCCATCCCTCAATTTCATATGTAATAGCTGGATAAGCATGAAGTTTTAAATCCTTAAATGCCATCTGCTCCAACTCCTCAGAAGTTTTAGCATCATAGCTGATATCTTTACGAATCCATTGGTCAGACTGAGTCGCTGTTGTGAAAGTAGACGGATATAGTTTTGCTGCAATAGGAGCATATAAATTGGCTCCTCGTTTATAAAACTCAACCTCTCCATCACTATTTTTCACTTCCCAGTCAGGCATTGAGCCTAGGTCAATAAGTTCTTTTTCACCAGTATCTTTATTGCTAGTTGGCGGTTTCAATACTTTAGTTGTAGAGTTCGCATTCCCCTTTGAAGTACGTATAGTTGTTGTTTCAAGGATAGAACCATTAGCTTTTTCAGTACGCTTGACAGTTGTTGTACTGCCATCAGCATTCTTGGTAACTTTTGTATGAATAACTGTCTTACTTTGTGAACCATCTGAGTTTTTCCAAACTGTTGTTCGTGTAGTCGAACCATCTGGATTTTTCACTGTAGTTACCGTTTGACCATGTTCGTCAGCCTTTTCCTTTTCATCAGAGACACTCTGTGAGCTTGTAGGAACAAGCATTGTAAACAAGCCATTATAATCAACTGTACGTGTAATATCAGTTAGGTGACGTTCCCCTAGCAAAATGATATTTTTTTGCTTTTTACCAACACCATAGTTGTCGCCGTCATATTCTTTATAGACATTTATCTTAAACTCTTTCAGTGTTCCGTCCGAGTTCAAGAAAGTCTTAAACTCATGTTCAGCATTAAACTTAGAAAGCAAAGCTAACAACCTTGCTAACTTAGTTTCAGAACTTGTGAACTCAAGTGTCCGTGTATAAGACTCTACCTCATTAATCCCAATGCTTAATTTTGTAAAATTAAGTAAGTCCATCTTCTCAGCATACTGTTTAAACGTTAACGGCTGGTCAGATTTAAACGGGAGAGCCTCTTCATTAATAAGCTCCAAATTAAGATTACGACACTCTAATTCAAGCATTGTGCGAGTTTCTTTAATCTTATAGATAGTAAAAAGAAAAGTTTCATCCTTATAATTGAATGAAACAAAATTACGCTTTCTTAACACCTCTGTCGGATTTTGTTGAAGCTCATTATTTGCTGTAAATTTTTTATAAACCGAAAAAGAAAAGACGCTAGCACCAGTTGCTAGGTCTCTTTCCCATTTATCATCAAAGAAATGAATACTATTTGGCTTATTATTATCAATAACCCCCACAATCCGAAGTGAAGGGTCATGAATTGTTATTGTTGGAACCTGAAAAAATGTTTTCAATTATAACCACCTTTCTTCAAATTCGACCGTTACTGTAGGAGGTTTTTTACACCAATCAGACGTATAAACCTCCAAAGTAGATTTACCAGGAGGAATTTCAACGAATTTTGAACCATATACAAAATCCATCTCCCTATCTAATCCATCAACATTGATACTGACATCCTCGCTAGATAATACAACGTTTGACCCCATTGGGTATCTATTGGGTACATCTTTCCAATAATCAACGTGTAGTTTTTCGATTTGGAAATGGTTAAGAGAGTGCATGGAAACCATCCTATCGGTTGTATTACGACCTGCGTATTGACCAACGAAAAATTGAACCTTTTTCGCTTTTACATCACGAATACCAGCATCAGAATAGCGGAAGCTTGACCCATACCAATAGTACTTGATAGTATCTCCTTCTTTTAATAAGTCGAACATGTTAGCGTTTTTATTTTCCTGGCGACCTTCTGAACCGTAAGGGTTTGGTGGGAACCATAGGCACGGCGTGAAATTGATAGTTTGCATCACTCGACTTCCACCTTTTCCGTCTCCCAAAAGAAAACGAATCTGGGCAGTATTCCCTGAAGCATCTGTCTTCTCAATCGCCATACCAGCAATAAAGTGGTCATTCTCATCAATAACACTAAGACACCAAGCACCAGTTTGTCCCATTAGTCCAGTTTCAAACCAAGCTCTCGCCCAGATATACCAGTTCTTAGCAGTTTCAGCTAATGGGAGCTCTTTTACAGCTCCATATTGTATTGCTCCCGCTGTTCCGCTTGTAGCAAAAGGATTAGGCAAAACACCTAACCTACCACCCCAAGCTTTATCTGAAGTCATCTGAGTATTGATAATTTTAGTTGGGTTTTCATAGTTTTTAGTTCCATCGACCCATTCTGAAAAGTCTCCGCCAACATTACGATGGAGCATCACATTTTTCTGTGCCATCTCTCCATCAACTTCTTGCTTATTACCAACCTCAAGAGCTCCAGTACTATTAACAACGCCAATATACCCGTTCTCAGAATTATGTTTGATTTTAATGATAGGATATGCATTTTCGCTTCCGTTATTTTCAATTTCAAACGTCATCTTATTTCCAGAAATCACTGGATTATCATAACGTTTATACGTTGTAGAGTGAGCAACACCATCCTCGACATAGAATCTTATCGTACCAGTCGAACGCTTCAGGATATCTTCACGCATCTCAATCTTACCAGTCTTTACTGCCCAATAGTACTTGTCAGGTTCATCCGAAAAGATTAATTTTTTAGGAGAATCAACCCTGAAAATCTTAGCTAGCTGTCGTTTTACTTTATTACGGTCATCAGACCAAATAGTAAAATCAACATCAATAACCTTAGCTCCTCGAGAAATCCTTAGAAGTTGTTCACCGAGCATAGGAGTATCCTCAGTGATAAGGTTATCTTCATTCCCCGCATCACGGTGAATATCAGTGACATACTCCCAATACTCTGATAAATCAATATTGTTGTAAATTACTTTTACACCTCTATAACTCAAATAGGCACTCCTTTCATAATACTCTCAATACGTGACCTACGATTTTGTTCTTCAGTCACCTTACGTGTAATTAATTCTCCATCCATATAAACCTTAGCTACAGGTACTTTCTTATTCCCATCACGCAAAAGATTAGCAATTTCTTTCAATATCAAAAGAACCTGAGCATTATCAATGTTCACCTCTGGAGCTGGTGTAACACTAATTTTCTGTTGCACACTATCCATCGCCTTAAATAGTGGGGAGTTTGCAGAGTAACCAACCCCATTAGCATATTTAGGAAGTCCGTATTTCTGCATCAAAGACTTAGTCTTACTTGCCTTCAAGACCTTAGAACCTCGTGGCAAAGGCAAAATAACATTGCGTCCTTCTGGGATAAAACTTACACCACCTGGAAGTGTTACCAACTCTTTGTAGTTCGCATTTTTCTGGTCATTGACCATCGCAAGACCCCCAGGGTGGTAATTTGTTCCGTTCGCATGTTTTTTATACTTAACGTTAACAGTTATGGTTTTATCATGGAGTAATCCTAATTCTCCGTTAATACCTCTTAAAACCCCCGAAGCATTATCTGTAGCACCGATGTTTACAGTTTTGCCTTTTACACCCTTGATATTTTCTTTGGCACTTGATGTTGGTCCAGATGTATTATCGCTAGCTTTAATTGATACTGTTTTACCTTTTACACTCTTTATATTTTCTTTGGCACTTGATGTCCCTGAGGCTGTGTGGTCTCCAACATTCAAATACGGTAGTGTTTTTTGTTGCACACCATCAATATTACTTTGGGCGCTAGATGTCCCGCCTGCAGTGTTATCCCCAATATTAAGATAAGGCAATGTTTTTTGCTGTACACTATCAATATTGCTTTGAGCAGTTACTACTTGACCTGTTGTCTGGTCAATTGAAAACAGACCTACAGTTTTCCCCGTCAAAGTATTAATATCACTTTGTGCCTGAGTAACTCCACCTAACGCTAGGTTTAAAGCATTCAAGTCTACTTCTTTTCCTGTTAAAGAATCAATAACCGCTTGAGCTTCTTTTGTAGGAAGTGTAGCTAAGTTTTTTGCTATCAAATCCTTTGCATCAGGAGATAAATTATTCCAGTTGTTCAGAACGTTAGTTGCATTTTTAGCTTTATCAGTAAAGTCTTTGTCATTCGCTAAGATATTTTTTACTGTTTCAGGCATAGCATCCCATTTACCCATCAAGTCGGTACTTTCTGCTATCGCCATCAAACCTTTTTTGTTATCAACAACCAATTCTTTTTCTTCTGGCTTTAAGTTTGCCCATTGCCCATTCGCAACAAGTGCTTCAGCAATAGTTAATCGAGCATTAGTCGTTAGGTTAGCGTTCTTTAAAACAAATTGCATTTGGTCCCAACCACCTTCTGCAGCTAAAGCTTTTGCTACTTCTTCAGTTGCGTTGGTTTTTACTTTTCCTTCTTTAGGGTCAAACACAAGGGCGTTCCATTGGTCATTAGCGTTCTTAGCATCCGCCGACATGTCAGCAGTGCTTTTAGCAAACATATTGTTAACATTTGCTAATTTTTCTGCACTATCTTTAGCTTTTTTATTTAAATCCGAAAGCTTTAACCCATATTTTTTCATTTTATCGGCTGCTTTACTCCAGACATTCCCCATACCTGAACGCCCCTCATATTTGGCAAGTTCATCAATGGTTGCAGCATATTTTTCACCGTACGCTGACATTATTGCAGTATGCTTGGATTCAAGAGCTTGCATACGTGTGTTGTAGTTTTCTTTTGTAAGATAACCATTTTTATACAACTCTTCAGTATTCTTCTTATGCTCCTCATAGCTCTTCTGCTCAGCTTTCATAGCTTTATCTAAAATTGTTTTTTGCTTTTTTAATTGAGTCTCATTTAACTGTGTGACATCACCATTTATCGCAGTCATGATAGCTTTTTTCTGTTTGCCAGATAAATCCATCATATCAAGTTCTGCTTTAACCATCTGACTTTGGTTATTTAAAACAATTTGTTTTTCTTCTGCAGTTAACTGACTAACGTCATTGTTATGGCGCTGATAAATAGCGACAATTTGGTCAGTCATTGCTTGAACATTAGCCTTTTTCTGGTCAATGTAAGCTTCACCAGCCGCAACTTCTTCTGGCAACAACCCTTCTTTGTCCGCTATTTTTTTTAGTTTAGATTTTGTATCTTCAGCATATTGACCAATTGCTTCATTCATTTGTTGGAATGCTTTTATAACATTCTCAGCATTTTGAGTTGTACCACTTTCAAATTGGATAACCGCATCTTTAGTTTCATCAACTTTTCCTTTTAATTGTGTGACATCAGAAGCAACCTGACCACTTAATGTTGTACCCCATTCTTCAGATTTTGCTTTGTTATAATCCAAGTACGTTTGTAACGCAAACATACCTCCAGCAAGTAAAGCTAGACTCCCAACAACTAATCCTGCTGGGCTAGCTAATCCGCCTAGAGCACCCCCTAAAGCACCAACACTTCCTTCTGTTGCCCCAGCAACTCCTCCTAAGGCTGATAATGTTTGAGTAGCACCGCTAATTTCTTTCGCGCCAGTCAAACTCATTTTCAATAGTTTCAATTTACCAGTAAGAGTAGCAATAGTAGACAGCGTTCCACCACCAACTTTAGCAATTAACCCCAAAGCCCCAGTAAATGGACTGATTGCAGCCGTTGCCAAAGCAAATTTTACAGCCGACTCCTTCGCCTGTGGGTTTAAGTTGTGGAACCATTCCACAACTTTCTCCCCATCATCTAGCAAGTCTTTTAAGATTGGTAATAACTCATTTCCAATTTCTATTCCTAATGTTTCAAGCTGTGATAAAAACTGTTTAAATTGATTTTTTGAAGATTGCATCATTTGGTCAGACATTTTCTTAGTTGAACCTGTCGCACCTTCTGTAGCAGAAGTAAGATTACGCAAAGCATCTCCACCTTGAGCGACCAAAGCATTCATACCAGCCTGACCTGTACGTCCTACTGCTTGAGAAATGAGAGAAGCTTTTTGCGCATCCGTCAATCCTTCTGTATTTGTTTTAACTAGGTCTAGGACATCAGCTAAATCAATACTTCCTGCTAAGAACGCATCTGTAGAAACCCCTAATTGTTTCCAAGCTTTAGCATTATTTTTTGTTGGAGCGACAAGAGTTGTTAAGATTGCACGTAAGTTAGTACCTGCTTTTTCACCTTCGATACCACGTTGAGATAAAAGGCCAATAGCAGAGGCGGTTTGCTCAAGAGAAATCCCAGCTGTCGCAGCCATTGGACCTACATACTCCATAGCTGCCCCCAATGTTGAATAGTCTGAGGCGGTTTTATTAGCAACATAGGTTAAACTATCTGTAACTCGTTGAGTATCCTTGGCTTGAAGGTTGAATTGTTCCAGAATAGCTGTTGTAGCGTGCATAACAGTACCAAAATCTTCCCCTGAAGCCTTACTTGCTTGAAGTACATGAGGCATTGACTCCATTGTCTGATTAACGTCATAACCACGGCGAATCATCTCCTGCATTCCTTCAATAACTTCCCCAGTGCTCATACCATACGTTTTTGCATAGTTTTTTACAGCGCTACTTAGCTTGTCCATAGTGGCACTCATTTTACTTTCAGGAACATCATCTGCAATTAAGGCTTTAATCGTGTTCATACCATCTTCAAACTGTACAGCACTTTTAACAGCCACCCCAAAACCAGCAGCAATCCCCACGGTCATCCCACGAGTTTTCTGACTAACTGTAGACAAACCATTACCGATAGTCGTCAAACCTTTTCCTAAACGAGCAGTTAGACTATGCTGAGAATATTGTGTCTCAATAGCTTCTTTTAACTCTGAACGATATTGAAAAAGTTTTTGGCGACTATTCTCATACTCTCTAGCTAGGTTCTCCGCTTGTTTAGTCCCAGACTCCATAGCCCCTTTGATTTCATCTAAACGTACAGCGTAAGCTTTGGCTTGTTCACTGTTTTCGCCATAAAGCCCCTTTGCTTCACGATATTGTTTATTAGTAGCTTTTAAATCATCGGCAAGTCCACGAGTCCCAGCAGCGACTCTATTATAATCGCCAACTAGTTTAGATTGATACTGAGAATGTGTGGTAATCAGTCGGTTAAGGTCTTTAACTTGATAACCGTACGCTTTAAAAGCTTCACGACCATTCAAAGCATACTTAGACATTGCTTGACTCGTTTTAAGCTGGTTTTCCATCTTTTTGATGTCATTTTTGAAGCTTTTGATACTCCCAGTCGTTTGTCTTAACTTAGATTGAAATCCCGAGTTATCAAGACCTAGATGGACAACCATATTACCTAACGGTGTCGCCATTTTTAACCTCCTCCTACAGTTTGTACAAATTCACTTAGTGGTACTACGGACTGTTCTTTCTTACTTTCTTCTGATGATTTAGCATTCAAAACATCAACCAATGTTTGAAAATCCGTTTCCATCACATCATTGACAGTAAAACCATTCCCACTAGTTGTTAAATCTTTGACTAGACCTAAGAATCGCTCTTTTCCTTCTCTAGGGGAGATACCAGCTCCTTTGGGTCGTCTTCATGACGTACCCCTACAGCTGTCAAGATGAGATTGTCGACAGTTTCTTCAAGCTCCCATGCGTTCAAACCATTCAAAATAGCATCTGGTGTTACAGCTTTTTGGTCAAATAGTGAAGCAACAAAGTCCACACGGTCTAAAAGATTTTGTTTAGGCGTGTAGTCTGGATTAGCATACTTCTCTTGCAACTCCCAGAAATCCAATACACGTTTACCTGGAACTTTATCTTGTTCGTAAGAAACCTTATCTCCATTTTCGTCAAATAAAGTAATTGATAATTTAGTCATCTTTCTTTCCTTTCAAAAAAATAGGAGAGGATAAACCTCTCCACAAACTCCCTTAAATTACGCAGTAGCTTTAACTTCAAATTGCATAGCTTTATTTAGCAAAGCAATTTCTTCTTCACCAGCAGCCATTGCGTAGTAATCCCCTTTGCTTTCTGGTGCATCGCTACCTTCTGCAGTAAATGTTAAGTTATCGCTAGCAAGCTCTTCTTTTTCACCTTTTTTAGTATTGAGTTCAATACCGTCCATGGCAAAAACACCACAATATAGACCAATACCAAACTCTGTTCCGTGTGGGTCTTCTGAGAAGAAACCAACAGAGCAAAGTGGTGGTTCAGTATCAGCTCCACCTACTGTCAAACCATTTTTCTTTTTACGTCCAAGAATAGCGTTTTGTACAGCAAATGGCACATCAACAGCTGTAATTTCAGCTTTCACGTCACCTACACCTTTACGAGAAGTGTAGTAAGCTGAGTTACTACCGTATGTTTTTACAGGTTCACTTGAAAGACCTGTAATATTTGCTGTTTGAGTAGCACCCTCACCTTTTTTACCTTCAATCACAAAATAATTCTCACCAAGTTTAGGTTCAGCGCCATCATGGATACGAATTTTCATTTTTTCAAAACCAACTAAAGTCATTATCTTCCTCCTAATAATCTAAATCATAAATATCGCTAAAACCACGATATGTTCGGGCATCAACATAACGCCCAGTTTCCTCAAAATATTCATCTAACCCGCCAGATTGTTGAAAAAAAGACAATGCAAGCATTGCCTTTTCAACCTCTCTAGCGACCAATTTTGTCTCATCGTAATCAGTCGTCTCTACGTTAATCTGAAATAAAAACTTCTTACGTAGAGGCGTATCACTACCAAAACTAGCTTGTGCAGGACTCATTAAAGGAATAATCACGACACTTGAAGCGTCAGAATCAAGCCCTTCTGGTCTTACAAAATCCTTAATTCCTCCAAAATCATCAATAGCCTTTAGCTTGTCAGATTTCAGAAACTCTTCAAAAATTTTATCCATCATACTCATCGAGCCAACTCCTTCAATTTATCTTCCATACGTTCCACGTAAACTGTTTTTTGTTCCTCAGCAAAGACCCTAAGTTTACCAAAACCTCGGATATTGCCATTCGGTGGATATGAGCGACCATTCCGAACAAAACCAAACTCATTCAAATGTTCTAATCGCCAACGAGAACCAGGTCCCCAACCGACTTTAACTTGGTAGAACTCTCCACCAATCTTACGAGCTCTTGAATGTGTTGTTTCATCAGTAGTCCTTCCTGTATCTTGGAAAGCCATTGTTGTTTCTTTCAGGTCTTTTTCAGCCAATTCAGCAGCAGTGTTAATAGCCTCTCTGGATATTCTTTCTCGCCGTGTCTTACCAAGTTTATTGTTTATCGCAAGTAAAACATCCTCAACGCCTGTAACACTGATACCTCTAAACGCCATCGTTATCACCATTCAATAGAAAAGTAATATATCCACCCTTTAGACGGATATCTTCGATTTTCCAGACAACCCCAGCATATCGTGGCGAATGAATCATCACGACATGCTTATTATCTGTCTGGTATGCGCCATATGGGTCACGGATTATGATAGTCACGGACTTCTTGACCCCACGACTCTTCAAAATCTCAATATCCTTCAAAGAGGAGTTATATATCTCCGCCCACGCTTTATATTCAACTTTGTTTGTAGTCCCATGCTTATGCAACCCAGAAGCAACTTTAGTTGAACAAAACTCGACAGGCGTATTAAGAGTGCCGTTATGGGTAGTCTCACTCTTAATACTCTTTTTACGCATCATCGTCCTTTTCCCCTTTCAACTTATTAATAAGATACTGTAGCTCAATTTCGGAACTATAATTACGCTGAAACTCATCTAACGCATCATGATATACATACCGAGCACGTTCAAAAACAAGCTCCGTAAGCATATCCTCTACTTCAGTAGCACCGACAAGAAGCACGATGGCTACGATACTAGAGCGTAACATTCGCTTAAGATTATCATCTTCCTCATTATTACTGATACGCATACGTTCTTTAAAAGCGTCTAAATTTTCACTAGCAAATTTCTCTACATCAATAGCCATACACTACACCTCATCTAACTCCTTAAGCTTTACCTGATGCTTTTCCTGAAGTAGCCTCTTTAGCAAGCGTAACTACTGCAGAAGCATGGTTGTCTTTTGCTTTACCATAGTAGTAAGCTTTTGCTGTATAGAGCATCCAGTCTTCCAAAGCAAATGTTTGGTCAAATTCTTCGATTTGAGCTGTAGAAGCTGTGAAAGCATCATAACGGTCAGAAACGTACATAATTCCTTTACCTTGTGCCAAAGCCAATGTTTCAATCAATTTAACACCGTTTGGAATAGTTGTTACGTACACTCCACTGTCTGTACGAGTAGTAAATTTAGCTTCAAATTCCCAACGGTCCATCGGGTTAATCAATAAGCAAACTTTACCAGCGATTTTTTTAATATTACCTTTATCGTCAACTGAAAGGAATTTCATCACTGGAGCAAACAACGTTGGAGCTGTTTTAGCATCAAGGTCTGAGAAGTCTGCAATCGGTTCTTTATCAGTAGCAAAAGTGATTTTTTTACCATCAGTTGTGCTCTTGTCAAGGTCTTTAATCAAACCAACAGGTTTGTCTACACCATCACCGTTTACAATCGCAAGTTCAAGAGCAACAGCAACTGTTTCTTTAATTTGTTCAATGACAAATTGTTTCAACCAAGAATAGCTAAATTTAAGAGCATCTTTAGGAAGAACTACAAAGGCAGTAAGTTTGTTCATGCCAAAGTTAACTTCACCAAATTTTTGTTTCAATTGACCTTTAATATCGTCATAAATTTCGCCCCAAACAGCAGTTCCTTCTGTTTCAGAAACAATAGCTTTTAGTTGAAGACCTGCATTTTTGAATTTGATATTTGAAAGAAGAGGGTGCTCAACTTTCAAGTCTTCAAATACTCGAATCATAATTTCTTCTGGGACAATTTTTTCAGTTTTAACGCCTGTATTATCCTCAGGTTTTGTCACTTCGTTGAAGAAATTAATTTCTTCTGCAGTAAGTGAAGCATTTGAATTGCGTTCCTCAAAAAGATTTTTCAATTGAGTTTCAGTCATGTCTTGCAACTCTTGACCAAGAACTTCAAAAGCATTCGCAAAAAGCTCTTTTTGTTCATCAACAGTTGCCCCATTTGCCATTTTTTCAGCCAAAGTGTTCATGGCTTCCATGTATTTAGGCGTTTCTTTTAAATTAATAACCATTTATTTCTCCTTATTTTGTGTTAAAAAATTTCCCAAATGGACTATCATCCATCGGGTTGTGTTGTGCTTCTTTCAAAGCTTCTACTAATTTTTTAGTATCAACAGTAACATTTACAGGCACATCTCCAACGTTTTTGCTATCAAGACGTTCTTCCATGTCATCCAAACGTCCCATAATCTGTTTAAGAAGTGCATCAGTAGAACTTGTATCTTTCTCATATAGCTCAGCAATGATACTATCTGGAATAACATCCTCCATACTTGCTACATAATCCGATACCATTCCATCCTGAAACATGATTTTATCCGCAAAACCAGCCTCAACAGCTTGTTGCGCCGTGAAATATGTTGTTTGGTTCATTAAATCAAGTAACTCATCAAGTGATTTACCTGTTTTTAGAACATAAGCATTTGCAATAGACGTATTAATGTTTTTTGCTACATCTGCTTGAGCATGAAGCGCATTATAGTCGCCATTAGCCATACTTGACGCATTATGAATCATCAATTGTGCTGTAGGACTAATCTGAACCTCATCACCAGCCATCGCAATAACACTAGCTGCACTCGCTGCCATTCCAACAATCTTCACAGTTACTTTCCCAGGATATGATTTAAGCGCAGTGTAAATTTCACTACCCGCAAAAACCATTCCACCTCCAGAATTGATATGAACTTCAACATCTTCACCGTTTTCTGGAAGTACTAAATCTTCTGGAGCAAAGCAAGCACGATTACGAGATTTATAAACCTCTTTGTAATCGTTCATCGTTATCGCTCCCTTGATTTCGATTTTCTTCATTATCCTTAGTTCCTCCTTCTACCCTCATTTCTAAATAGTTTTTAGTGATATACAAGCGTTGCCCCAAACCATTAGGGAGAGGTTCAAGACCGATTTCCTCACGTATCTCATCTGCCATTGCAAGACCCGCAGCAATCAACTTATCACCCGACACTGCAACATCAAACAAGTTATATTTATGAAGACCAGTAACCTTAACACGATTACCATCTCGGTACTGTTGCTCACTAAAAATGGCATGCTGTAACCCATCAATGAACTTCTGAATAATAGGCTCTAGGATAGTTTCTACAGCCATCTCATAGTTCTTTTGATTGTCCGCCATCTCGCCGTGAATTAAAGCAGGTGGAAGACCTATAATCTGACAGATATCATCAGTGTATTGCTTACGGAGTCCATCGATATCATCAATAAAAGTGATACGACCAGTTCCTTTACTTGTGAACTCCTCGTAACTGTTTTTATCGCCAAGAGGGATACCTACAACTGAATCTGTCTTAATTTTATGAATTACCCTGTTAAAGAAACGTTGCTGATTAGACTCTTTCTTCCCTTCACCATCCACAGCTTCCTGAGCCATTTCACGGATTTTGTTCTTAGGTTGAGAGAAAGTAAAGCGAATCTGATTGGCTGTCTTTTGACGATTAATTACACGACCTAGAAGCTCACCATAATCTGACCAAAGCTTTTCAAGATAGTTATTCAAACTATCATTTTCATTCTTCAATAAAATAACTTCATCAGCGTTAAAGATTTCATCAAAGTTCATCCCCTGAATGGAAGTAACATGATACTTATTTCCTTCTAAGCTCTCTTCCTCTTTACTGTAGCTATCTGCTATATAGAGGTTTCCCTTATAAACCACAATCATCACTTCCCCTTCCTCAATCATCGTTTTTCCAATTTCACCAAGAAACTGTGAAGCCGTCTGATTAGGATTAGGTTCAACATTCAACTTATAAAGCCATTCACTAAGCTTATCTGCATCAGGACCCTTTAAAACAAATTTTGCTTTAGAAACACCCCGACCGACATAGTTAGAAACCTTATGAAGAGCACCATATTTTAGTGAGATATTCTTGCTTAACTCGCTTGCCACACCATCGTCTGTATCAGAAAACGTTGGTGCACGTTGAAATTTAAAATAATCTAATAAACTCACATACTAAATAGCCCTGAGTTTGTCATCAGAGATACTCCTTTCTAGTGGTACTAAAAAAGGAGCGCCAACAGGCACTCCTTATCTCTCAAATTCCACGATACAATTCTCTCACGAAAAAAACGCATATTTTCCGCTCTTTAAAAAATTAATACCAATCCAACATATCTTCATAAAATTCATCATAATCAAAGTTTGACTCATTTAAGTCATCCGCACGATACATTGCATACTGGAAAGCTTTGAAACCATCAATTTTACGGCGAACATCTTCTTTTTTGATATATTCAACGTTTCCATCAGGTTTTAAACGGCGAAGGACATTGTTAGTATACCAGCGCATCATATCATTATCACCAAAATTGACATGACTATGAGCAAACGCAGTCTCGATACGAGGGGCTAACAAACTATCACTAGCCTTTGCATTACGCAAAACTTCGACCTGATAACCCGCTGGAGCCTCCTCAAATTTATTAGAGAATGATACCTCAAAATCTTCCTTCTCAAAGTACTGACGTAAAACATCAATACGGAAGTTATCTGAGATAATACGTTGCAAATCAAAACCATGTTCATCACGCATTGACACAAACCAATCAACTATTAACTGAGGGTTGATAGTTGGCTCATCAACAACAGTTAACCAGCCGTTCATCTCCCACTTACGAATAGGAGCGACCGTCTTTTGACGACCATTCGCACCTCCAGTACGCTCATCCAAACGGCTAGAATACTTGTAATATTTATCTACAAAACCTTTACGTACAAAAGAATGACTTAACCAGACATAATCTTCCCCATCCTTGAACAATAACCCCACTGCAGCAAAGTCTCGAACAGATGCGAAGTCCAAACCACCCATACATGGCTTATAAGTAAGGTCAGGAAAATCACGCTTAGTAGCACGAAGCTCTTCAAAACTAGCAACGCTACGCTCAACATCGACTACTGGTAAATTCATACGTTTTGTCATGAACTCCTCACGACCAGATGGGTCTTCCTCCAACTCATCATAGTCATCAGTAACCGTTTCAAGCAAATTCTCCGCATATGGAGACATAGGAGGGTGGAACATCGGCTGAGCCTTCTGCCATTTATCCTTTTCATCCACCTCTTTTTCATCATCTAGCTTACAAATAAACGGAAACCAGCTATTAAACTTCTTCGCCTTACCAGTAAGGACATTCATACATTCCTCTTTTTTCTTATCTAGGAAACCTTCACGAACATAACCATCCGTTGTAATGTAAAACTCACGGGGGTTCTTTATCTTACCAAGACCAGAACGGTGAACACGTACGTCCTTATCATCTTGAAACCCATGAATTTCATCGAAAACAACCGCACCATCACGCAAACCATCTTTTGTGTTTCCGTTAGAAGTACGATATTTAAGTTCACTCTTCGTCTGCTTGCTACGGATAACAGACTTAGTATTGTAGAAAAGCTTCTTCAACTTTTCTTTTTCTTCAATAGTGTTATAAAGTTCCTCAAAACTTGTTTTCGCTTGGTCCTCACTATTGGCAACAATAGATACATTATAATTACGGATACCGTGCATAGGGGTAAGCAAGTAACTAGAAAGCCCAGTAATCAAACCATTCTTACCACCACCACGACCCATCATAATCAAGAAACGCTTGTAAACATGTAGGTCATTATGAGACCACATCAAAAAGACAAAACAGATAATAAACTTCTGGAAAGACTCAAGCTTGAAAAACCATCTCTCAATATAACCAATGCAGTCTTCAATCTGCTCATTCTGGAAATAAATCTCTCCACTCTCAATACGAGGAGCAATCTCACGCTTGATATATTCAACAAGCAACACACGTTCCTTGTTAAAAATAATCTTCCCTTGCTCATATTCCTCAATATAAGCATCAACGTATGGGTGTATCATACAAAGTCATCCATATCTATATCATTTGATTTTGCCTTTTTAGTCTCATACTCCTCACGTTTCTTATCAAAAAATGAATCTAACTTAATCAGTGCAGCGTTTACCTTAACCTTCTCAGAAATAGCAGGATTTGCTTTATAAAATTCCTGACTCCCATTAACTGTTAAGACCATAGCACCTTTTTCCTTAATAGACTTATCAAGGTCATCAAAAATAGAAACCAAATTAACGTAACGTGCTACCTTCTCAAGCTCAATAGCACTTTCAGTGTTAATCAACACCATCAAGTCCTTTTCTAAAGCCTCAAGCTTGAGCTGTTTTTTTGTCTTTCTACCCAAACTATTACCTCCTTACCATTCAAAAACTTCATCATCCCATTTACGCTTTTTAGAAGTAGCTCTACCATGTCTTTTGTTGTGGCAATCGTGGCACAAAGTCCTCAAATTATTCAACTCAAGAGCTAGTTCTGGGTAAAATTCCACCTCTTTAATGTGGTCTACTTCCAAATTTTCAGTCGTGAGCTTACCTTCTTCCTTGCACCAAACGCACTCAGAATGGTCTCGTTCCAATGCAAGCTTCCGAAGAGCTCTCCATTCCCCAGATTTATAGAAGGGATGCATAGTTTGCTTATTTGTTGTATCTATCTTCATGTTTACAAAATAACACGAAAAAACCATATATTTTCCGCACTTAAAACCTTGCTACGTTCGGTTTTTTCTCAAAAACACCCCCCTATTAAGAGAAAATCGACAAAAAATTCAGGTAGACGAGGGTCCGCCGGTCCAAAATTTTAAAAAAATCCGAATTAAAATTTTTGAAGGGGGGGATATAAGCGTTATTTTCGGTAAAATACGAACATTGACAAAATCGAAAAAGTTGTAAACTTTTTACTTTTTCTTCTATTAAAAAAAGAAAATAGTATGTATATGCTTAAAGATAAAATCTTTTTTGTTTTGTCGTTGCTTTCTATTTAAAAGAAAAAAAGAAAGTTATTTTAGTTTTCTTCTATTAAGGGAAAAAAGAAAAAGCCTCGGAAAAATTCCAAGGCTAAAAAAGTTTTTAAAAAATTTATAAAAAAGTGTTGACAAAATAAAATCCTAGGATTATAATAGTTTTTGTAAGTTGATAAAACAACCTACACCTCCTTTATTATCAAGGAAAGGAGGTGAAAGCTATGCAAAGTCGTAAGACAAGGCGAAAAGAAAAAGCTTTAAACAATATCAGCTACGCTACTAAATTAGTAATTGCAGTTACTAATTTAGTCAAAGCACTAACAGACTTGCTTAAAGCTATCTTGTAAGCTTTCACGAATGACAAGCGGATAAGCTTCCGCTTGTTACCTTGATAATATTATATCATAGAAAGGCGGTAACATGCAAGAAGAAAAGAAACGTTCTCGCGGTCGTCCTGCTACTGGTTTAAAACGTAATAAGAAAATAGCTATTAACTTTACGCAAGAAGAAATAGACTATATTAAAACTAAAGCGAAGGACAATGGTCTAAGCATTCCGAACCTTATTTTAGAAGCACTAAAAAAAATTTAAAAAAATTTTTAAAAAAGTGTTGACAAAATAAAATCCTAGGATTATAATAAGACCATAAAGAAAATTAAATAAAAACAAAAAAGCCAAGTAAGTTCTCAAACGCCAATCCGATAACTTACAAGGCTCGCAACAACCTACTTAACTAAGTAGATATGTTATTATTATAGCATATAGTACCTAGTTAAGCAAGGAGCTTCTAGGTACTTTTTTAGTACCTCAAAAACAGAAAGAGGTAAAAACATGATTTACATTACACGTAACTATAAATTTAATATTGATGAAAACAACGCTTTTGAAATCTATAGTGATTACACTTGTGAGAACCTTGAATATACTTGCAATTACTATGACATGCTAGAAGCTATGCAAGATAGTATCACTGACATGATAAATGATGGCTTGATTGATTTTCAAGATGCTTGGTATATGAGAAACGATTATGTTGCTTATGATGAAACTGTTGAATTACTAGAAAATGAGGAATACTAAAATGAAAAAAATTATCTTAGCTATTGTAACAATTGCCTTTATGTTTCTCGGAACTACTACAGTGCTATCATCAGAGAAAGAGCCTGTTATCATCGATTTCCCTAACGGTCATCAAGTCAAAGGTTATGTACTTGATTGTGAGCTTGACCTATACGAATGTAGCTTGAAATTATCAGACGGTAAAATATATACAGTAATGTACACACAAATTGATGACCTTTCAAAAGTGATTATCAGTCCTGACGTACTTGACTATTTCGAACATATTTATTCGCAAGCTTAAGAGGTGATATGATGCCATACCAAGAAATCAATCTCCCACTTCCGCTGATGCTCCTCCTCTTGGTTGCTATGATAATCCTACTTATCATAGTAGCCCAAACAGAGGTTCCTATTACAATCGAGCTACCTGAATACAAAGAGCCTGATAACGCCATTCAAGAACGTTACGGCGCTTACATACAATCACAAGGCAAATATTACAATTAACAGAAAGAGGCTATATATGAGACCGCTACAAATGATAAAAGTTATCGATTACGATTATAACAATACAGGACAATTTCTAACATATTACAAACGACCAAAACCAGACGTTATGGACTTTTGGAACGGAAAAGAGTTCCATGAGTGGGAAATTGAATTACTACAGTCAGAAGGCTATAAGCTTATGATTATCAAAACAATCGAATTACATGCTGAATAAAGAAAGGAGAACACACATGCCTGAAATGAGATTACGCAAATCAGTTTTTCAAACCAAAAACATAGATACAGCTATCAGACGTGCTGAAAAGCATCTTGATGAATGGGTTGAAAAACATGGCTATTTTGAGAATATGACGGAAGATTATAGACGCAAACTAGAAGACGTGTATTTCCGACCTTTCATAGGTGAAAACACTATGAAAGCTTACGAGAACGCTAGAAAGATAACCAATTTTAGCAATCGATATTAAAAAAGTAAAGCACCATGACCACACAAACACAATATTTTAAAATTATCAACCAAGCCACTAGCGACCTCCCTACAATCCGTAAACGTGCTCTAGAAATAGAGCATGCTTATGGGATTGATATAGAAGTATTGCTAGTTACAGACGAATACATAGAATTTTGCATGACAATAACAACCGTTTTAACCACAATCCAAAAAATTGAAAATTGGTATTCAGAACGTTTCAAAGATTCATCTGAATATGATTCAATTTCAAATTCTTGGGGAAATGGTCCTCATGATTTAAATGAGGCTTTATCCATAATTTTAGATGGTTTAAGCGATTTAACAATTAATTGGCTATTGTACGGAGGAGAATGAAAATGAAACAAAAAACAATTAAATTAGACGGTATCACAAAAGCTTTAAAAGCTCATAGCAAAGAAACAGGTATGAAACCATTTACCACACAAATCCAATACAAAGCAAATTCAACAACTGACTATTATGAATACACAAATTCAAGTGTATTGATTCGCTTTACTAATGACGTCTTTACTACAAACGCTAATATAAAACTCTTCCCGAATTCATCATGTTCCGTGTTTCCTAGCACTGACAACGTCTTCCCAAAAGTTACAGATGACACTAAATTTCAAGTATTTGATACACGGTTACTACTTGATGAAATCCGAACACTTGAAAAAGCTCCAAAAGCATTTCCAAAAGAAACTAAAAAGCATCGTGTACTTGATTTCTCATATAATAATCATCATTTTACTAACTATCATTATAGCAATACACCTGATTTTTTCAGAATAGATAGTTACCACTTGAAAACAATCATCCGAATTTTTAGCATGCTACAATGTGAGGAGACAACTATTTTTTACAACGAAAGTCATCCCCACCGCCCAATTATTTTAGAGTGTGAACTTGCTACCGCCGTGTTAGCCCCTATCCGATACTTATAAAAAATAAAATAAAATAAGGAGAAATAAAACGGACTTTAAAAATATTGCTATAATATAACTGAAAGGAACAATACTCATGATTTACTTGCTACTTATCCCTCTTGTGCTTCTCTTTCTGCTATTTGTAAACATTAGCATCGTATTCAAAATTATAGCGGGATTCTTTGGAATAATCTTCCTAATTGCAATTATCTGCGCTATCATTGACCACCAAAGTTTAAAATAGCCTCAGGAACACTCCTGAGGCTTTTTTATTTGCGTTCGTTAAAAAAGATAATGTTTAGCTCCTGTAACCATTGATAGACAATTTCATAGGTTCTGGTTTTTCCATAATTCAGATATTTGCGACCAGCGCCATCCACATTCATGTATTTGTTTACAAAAACCTCTCGGACAACCTTGACAACATTTGTATCACTCGTTTTTAGGTGCTTTTCGATAGCAGTAAGCCATGTTTGATAGATTTTAAGTAAACTATCTTGCTCTTCCAATTCAAGCCGTTTTAGGGCTTCTGGTGTGCTTCTCTTATTGGTCTTAAAACCGCTATTAATATCGCTATCTTGGCACGGGTAAAAAAGCTCTTGCTTACGGTCTATAATCATCTGTTCTAATTGGCTATTCTGAGGGTTGCTATAACTTCTTTTAAAATACCTTTGTAGCCATAAAATTTCCGTCCCGAATTCCTTAGTTAAAAAGCTCTTATTCAACCCTACTCCTTCCCTTTCCAATGCAATATATCTTATAAACTATTTCTTTCATGCAATACGTCTAAACCACTATATTTTAATAGGCTTTAACTATATTTCTTAAAATAGCAATGCAATGTTTTTTCAATATATTTCATTTATAAGATTTAAAAAATAATTAGAGCCCAAAGCTCTCCATTTCCTGATTGATTTTCTCTTGATTTATCCCGATATACCTTAATGTTATGTCAGGAGATGAATGGTTAAACATTTCCATCAACATGGCAACGTCATGCCCATTGTGTTGGTACATAAAATAACCAAAGGTCTTTCTCATGCTATGAGTTCCAATGTGATGAATACCACACGATTTAGCAGCCTTATTCAGAATTTTCCACGCCTGAGTTACGCTAATAGGTTGTTTCTGACCTTCCTTCCCTGGTACCTTGCAACGCTTGCGACTTTCAAAGAGATAATCATAGGGTTTCAGCCCTTTTAAAGATATATACTTATTTATCTCTTTTCTAAGAGTTCTATTGATTGGGAACAATCTTTGTTTTCCTGTTTTCTTTTCGATGACCTCTATATAGTCGTCTTGTACGTCTCTGACTTTTAAGGGCAATATATCACTTACCCTCAAACCTGAATTAAGCCCAAAGACCAATAGAAGGAAATTTCTAGGATTCCAATCCATGAGATAATCTTTTAACATTTCTATCTGGTCCTTATCTCGTATAGGTTGTACATATTTCACATAACACCACCTCCATAATAAAAAAAGACAAGCGCTTTCGCTCTTGTCTTTATATATATACTTTTTAGGGTGACGGTTAAATACTTTTTTTCGTCATCTTAAATTAGACCTTTCAATTTTGCATATCTATCAAGCATCTTATTCTTACGTCTTCTTAAGGTAGGCTCACTCATATGCATTATTTCCTCAATTTCAGCCCACTGACGCCCCTTATTCCAACGATGGTAAGCTATTTCATGCTCCTCCTTATCAAAGGTCATAAACAGCCTAGCAATTGTCTGTTTACGGATTCCAAGATTATAGAGAACCAAATCACTTTCCTTATCACTACCAACTTTTTCAATCATATAATTATCAAGGTCAAATATATTTTTGATTAACAACTCCATTTGCCTAACAGCAATTTTCCTATCTATATTTTGGTATTCCATCAATTCAGCATCAAGAGCCAATCTCATAGCATTGCGGATTTTGTTTGACATGTATCCTCCTAATTTCTAGCCAACCATTTACGACCCATCTTTTTAATTTTAGCCTGGTGTCTCATTTGCTTCCAAGTCATTTCTCCCAAAGCCTTAGATAATTCCTTGTTTCTTTCTACAGCTTTATCATATTTTACCTCTAAAGCCTCGATTTCACTATAACTTCTATGAGCCTCATCATACCAGAAATCATATTCATCAAGTATCTCATCTATCGACTCTTTAAGCATATCCAATTTTTTCATAAGTACTCCTTTTTAAAATGGCAAATCGCTATTAGAAATATCCATAGGTTCGGAATTGCTAAAAGGTGACTGTGTTGCATCTTTTGACTGAGCACCATTCCCACGACTTTCCAAAACATGGAAACTATCAGCAACAACCTCAGTCACATACACACGCTGACCTTGCTGATTTTCATAGTTACGTGTCTGAATACGTCCTGTAATCCCAACAAGCATTCCTTTTTGAGTCCATTCTGAGAAATTCTCAGCTTGCTTACGCCACATGATGCAATTGATAAAATCTGCCTCACGTTCCCCGTTTTGATTCTTGAAATTACGGTTAACAGCAAGCATGAAACTTGCTACTGCCTGATTAGATGACGTATATTTCAAATCAGCATTTCTAACCAAGCGCCCAACTAAAACAACATTATTAATCATTATTTACCTCTTTATATGTTTCCTCAAAAACATCTTTCTTACACACATAGCATTCACCAGTTTGATTCTTAATGAGATAATCACCATCTTCGAAAAGCATAGTTCCTTCTAGTGTTTCAATATCATGATAATTAAATTTATCACCAAAAATTACTGGTTGATTATTTGCAAACTCTCTTACTTCCTCATGATTATCCTCAGTTACTTGAACTGCTTCAACAGGTGTTGTTTTAATATACTTTTTAATCATCATTTCCTCCTGTTTTAAGACTATTACTAAGCAGTAACGCTAACAGCATCCACCAAGGCGAATGAAATTGAATACTAATAAAGACACATGCTCCTAACACTCCCAATTCATAAACTACCCAAAAAAGCCAAACATACCAATTCATTCCTCTTCTCCTAAAAGTTCCTGATTCTCATACGTGCAATGATATACAATTGGTCTTCTCTGCTTATGTAACGTGCTTTTAATTTTTTTATCCACTTAGCTTCTTCTTTTGTTAAAACTGGCTTTTCTGGTTCATCAAGTTTATTTACAGTTTCCAAAGCAAAATTAATGCCTTCTTCAAAGCCGTCTCTAGCATAATCGTTCGACCAACAATATCTAAAGATGTGCTTCGCATCAGTCAATTTTTTCATCGCTTCTTGTTTATTCATTCTTCCACCTCACGAATAGTCATCTCATAGTACTTTCCATCAAATTCAACAACCATCTCTCCATATTTTCCTTTATCAATTGACTCAAAAATTTCTGTCCAATCAAGTTTATTTAAATCACAAGTGCCAAACATAGCACACCTCCTTAAATCTCGTGAGATTTTTTCTAAAAAAAGCTCCAACAAGCTCATCGTGCTTATCCAACCAGACAAAGCATGCTACTACCAACAAAACAAATACCAACCAAAGGAATACATTAACTAGCACCTATTCTGTCGTCTCCTTAATTTCCAAAACTTCAAACCCAAGAATATCAGTTGAATTTATCCAAGCACTACCTAAACGTAGTTCTTCATTGTTATACCAACGAGCCACAAGAGACAAATATTCCTCATAGCTTGTTGCTACCGTTACCTCTCCATCTCTCATAAAAAACTTAACTTCCATTTCCATCTACACACCTCGCAATCTTTGTGTTATAATAGATATATCGTTAATAAAATTCATGCAAGGTTTTTCCCAGCCTTGCTTTTTTTGTACACTTTACACAATAAAAGCAGTCAGGCGCACGAACTGCAAAAAACATTTATTATGACCTCATCAAAACAACGCCTTGTATAATCACAACTCGCCGATTAGTTGCTTTAGAATAACCTCATTTCTAATTTTTTGTTTCGGCTTTTTTACAGCTAGCCACCCGACAAGCTAACCATAATAATTTTTTGTAAGAAGGAGTGTTTTAACCACCTCCAATATGTAAACACGAAAACTTATTTTTCGGGTTACACTTGCCTAAGGACTCGAACCTTAGCTAAACCATTGCAAGCAAATGAATAGTACACCTCTATTCACTATGGAAAATATCTATTGAGTGACATGTTTGAAGTTTTCCTACTTTCTAACATTAATTTGGTGTATAGCCACAAGCGGATTCGCACCGCTTAAAACGCCTAGCGTGGCTACCTTCTGCGGAATACGACCTTCCCATATTAGTCGTAGTGTATCCGAGAAATCTTCTGGATTTTTGCAGGTAAATGATAAAACCCTGCATGTTTTTTTACAACAAGACCACTGATGGCTATTTATGTGGCCTTGAGGAATAAGCCGCCTTTTCAGGCAATCAAAAAATCAAAGGAGTCCTAGAGCACCGACTAGAAAATGCTCATTATAGGAACCTGCTTTCTTTTTTTATTTTTTAGTTCCTAGCCTAACGACCACAGCATGACTCGAACATGCTATGAATTACCTTTGTGGTCACTGTGCTTATCACCATCGCACTACGGAAATAAATTTTCAGGAGTTTCCTCTTCTCTAATTAAATTTTTGGTGATACCCACGCAAGGACTCGAACCTTGCTAGTACCATTGTGGGTCGTTAGTCTTTGTAAAGTACAATAGCACAGACTTTATCAGTGCCTAGTCTTGTTATTTCTGTGCAGGAGAGACATCAAAAAATAGCTCTTCGTCTTGAGTAATAACTTTAATCTTCAGTCTCATTTTTAGGTTCTTCCTCTTCAATAAGCCATTCTAAATAGTCTTTTGCTTTCTTAAGGTCTTCTACTCCACCTTTGTTTTTAAAGCGTAGTACATACTTCACAAGGTTAGACCAGTAGAAACCTTTAATCCATTCAGGACTAGGAGCAAAGTCTTTCAATACATCTTTAACCTGTTGTCCTGACAAACCTACATAGCGTTGCGGGTTTTCTTCCATCTAGTACACCTTCTCTTTATGAATCACAATATTATTGCCAATATATACATCACCATATTGTTCAGTAACGTAAAGTAAACCATCTTTAACCTTATATGATTTTACTTCAACTCTTTTATAGGACGTGTGGATTTGATAAGAATAGTATGGTTTTGAAGCTCTTGGTACATATGCATACAAATGATATTCAGTAGAATTAGTTTTAGCTTCTGCTTTTCGAGAACCTCCAACCACTCCAATAGCTAACACGACTGCCCCAATAAAAGCAATAGTTATTCTCTTCATTTTTCTCCCTTCACAGCCTCATAAAATTCTTTAACCAATTTTGTGTACTTACGTGCTGTTAAATATTCCTTAAATTTCAGTACCACTAAAATACACCACGAAAAAATCAATGCTCCATTCAAGAAATACTCAACTAATAAAAATGTATTCATTATTTTCTCCTTTAAATACCACAACGATAAATCGCTTTGAACAAATATTCTTTATTCGAATGTTCTCTTTTTTGAACTTTTTTAGTCTTTGACAGCTGATAAGCACGGTCAATCTCATCTGGATTATATTTTTTCACAATATAATCACCTTTCCTGATACGATAGGCTAAAGCACCAATATTATCGAGCCCCAGCTCCTTAGCACAACCTATTTTGCTCCCTGTAAATACCCATTCATCATCAGCATTAAAGAACACGTACTGAGGGTCTTTGGGGTTACTCATAATTTCCGTACGAAGGAACGCTCTTGCAATAACTCCTTCTCTTACTTTCTTATCAAAGAAATGTCTTGAAAGACCAAATGCTTCCCGAGCATCTTTTACCAAGCCTGTGAATGACTTCCCCGTCTCAGAATTATAAAACTTATAAACCTTAACAATCCCCACCTAATCACCTTCTCTCTCGTATTGCATAACCTCAGCATGTAGATGAAGCACATCCTGAACATACTTTTGACGTTCTAAAGCATCTGCTTTCGTGTCGTAAATTTCATTTTTACATTCCTTACGCTCCCAACGTGGGATATTAATCGTTACCAGCCAGCTCATCAGCAATCCTCAATCTCTGTAAACATTTCAATATCATCATCTAACTGTTTAACACCAATAATTTTAATTTTTTCATCTGTATGAGCTTTTAAAAACTTAACTAAAATACTCTCGTTATAATCCTGATAACGTAAATTCTTACCGTAACCTACCAAGGATAGAGCACTTCCTAAAGCAGTACCTAAGTTGTAATGCTCATCCGTTTCAATTTCACCAACTCTTACTTTAAATCTCAAAATTCAATCCTTCCTCCAATTTCTGCCCAATTTTGCCACTCAATAATTTTTAAAACAAAACTATCAAATGGTAAAAGAAGCATCTGTTGTTTAACTATAGGGTCAAGCTCCCAGTAGCACGTTTCAAAATCACTAATCAGCTTCTTCTTATCCTGCAATTCTTTATCAATCATCGCTTACTGATACTTCCTTTCGGATAAACTAAAACCTGTTTATTTTTAGTTGAACCCTTAAAAATTCGGTCAACTAAAGCACTATCATATATCTTCAGCAACTCATCACGACTAAAATTAGTGTTAATAACTGTAGTCTTACGAGCATCCAGAATATTAAACAAAACACTTTGCACCCAGTCACTTGCTGGCTTGATAGTGTTAGCCATCGAGCTCTCTTTACCAAGGTCATCCAAAAACAAAAAGTTAACCTTTGTTAAAAAATCAATAGCATAATCTTCAGTAAACTTCCCACCACCATTAAAAGATGACTTGATTTTTGAAAACATACGAGCAACAGGCATAAAAACAACCGTTACAGGCTTGTTATCAATCCTGCTTTTCTTGAAGACATCATTAAGCCCATCAGCCATAGCCAACGTCAAGAAACTCTTCCCTACACCAGGAGGACCAATTAACACACTATTGCCTGAACCACCTTGATAGTAGTCTCTGCACATTCTTCTAGCAAAATTTAAAGCCCTCGTGTCAAAGTCGGTTTCAGCTTTGAATGTTTTAAAACTAGCCCCTCTTAAATCATCAGAAATAATGCTGTCTTTTTGGAAAACTTGATAGCCTCTTGCAATATCAGAATTAATAAGCCCACGTTGTATACCTTCTTCTTCCTTCTTCTTAATAGCTAGCTTTTGACACTCTGGACAAAATTCCTGAGTAACCATACCATCAAGAGAAGGTCTTGCGATACGCCAAAGCTTAACACCGTGTAAATCACAAAGCTCTTCTACTTCTTGCTTGGTCAAAAATTCAACATACTTCCTAGCCATATCATCAACTTTTTGCATCAATTCCAATCCTCCATACCAGCAAACTTATCAGCATTCGGGTCAGAAACTGTTCTTAACGATTCTTTGCTCTTTTTAAATAACGCATCCTCTTCAGCAACTTGTTCTAAAGTCGTAATACCTTTTTCACGCCACTTACTTAAAATTCCATTCAGATAATTAAAGTTCCTAATATTGCTGTTAGCACAACGCTCAATAGCATTCTGAATAACTTCAATATCCATACCGTCTAATCCAACATATTCAAGAATTTGTTGAGTCTGAATACTATCAAGCCAATCTAATCTTTTTAAAGTATCACCAAGGCTATTATTTATATATTTATTATTTGATATATTAGTATTGATATTATTAGTATTGATTCCCTGTACTTTTTTCAGGTCTTGACCTGTACTTCCTACAGGTCCATGCTGTACTTTTTTCAGGTCTTGACCTGTACTTTCTACAGTTCCATTGATATATAAGCGATTAGGCTTATTGACACCCTGTCTGACTTCTTTTAAAAGCCCGATATTTGCAAGCTCTTTCTTTGCTCTAATAACAGACTTCTCTGAACAGTTAAGTTCCTGCATAAACTGTTCATTGGTAAAATACATGTAAATCTTACCATCTTCGTCATACCACTTGTTTTTTACCGATAGGCTTCTTCGGTCAAAGAGTAACATATACATCAATTTTGCTTTGTCACCAAGTTCCTTATATAAGTCATCTTTTAAAAGCCATTGTGGAAATTGATAAAAAACATTATTTCTTACTTCACTTACATACATTGCCGTCAGCACCCTCTCAATCTAGCTCTTGGAAACAATCTACACAAATTAGTAAATCGTCACTTCGATAAGCATCTTCATACATACTAATGACATCACCACACAATTCACATTCAAGTCCATCGTGGAATGTTTGAGTCAAGAAATTTTCACTTCCACATTTAGGACATTCGTCCCATTCAGTGCTTTCAGTAACTTCTGTTTCATAACCACAATCTTCGCAAGCGCATTCATAAACGTAATCTTCTTCTAAAATAAAATCATCTTGTCTCATTTTTTAACCTCATACTCATTCTCAAAATGACCATTAAGAGCTCTTGCTTGTGCCCACATCTCACTATTCTTCTTTACACGTTTCATAAACACTAAGTCCTCATAATCTTTACTACGATAGTACTCAATGGTTTCTTCTCTACGTCTAAGCAAAGTTAAAGTGAATACCTCTGAAAGAACCAAAAAACTGAAGCCAATAATAAGATATGTCATGTTATACTCCCTTTCTTAAAACTCTTTGGACATCTGCCAAATCATAAAGATATTTACTATTGATACTTTTTCCTGTTCGATGACATCTGAACACTCCCTGGTCACGCAAGCGCTCAAGTTCCTTGCGACTACGACCCGTTTTTTCAACTAAAACTTTAATCCCAACCCATTTGCTGTCATTTTTCAACTCTTCTTTGACGATAGCAAACGCCTCACGATTAAGTTCTACCAGTTCTGCCAACAATTCATCCCTAAAAGCTTTATCAAATTCATTTAAGACTTCAATTGCCATAGCATTTTAATCCCTTTCGTGCTATAATTAAGTTAAGTTATTTTTGTATGTCACTGATTTTTCAGTGGCTTTTTTGTTTTCCTAGACTAGCAGGTAAAGCTGTAGCAAGATTTGCAACAAGGTAAAAAGTCAAACAGATTCTTAGAGGAAAAATGAAAAAATTTTACTTGCTACAGCCATAGCTACTAGCCTAGGGTATTTTTAAAGCAGACTAGCAGATAGAACGCTAATAAGGACTTTGTATATTAAAAACTAAAATAGGAGTTCATCGTGCGTATTTCTAAAATTGGTATTGTTGCCCTATTAGCGTTTTAACTACTAGCCTGCCTACTCTATACATTAAAAGAGTTGTGAATTTAATTGACGAATTTTCATTTTTGTATTGGTGCTTGGTTCCCAAGTTGACCAATACGCAAAAGCTTCTTCCTCGTCTTTTCTAGGTAACATATCGTAACGACCAATTTTAAAATGCTCTTTAAAATCTTTCCCAGCTTCCCAGAAAACCTTACGAGAAAAATCCTTATCTAAATATGCACCAGCAGTTGTACCACCTAGCAAGGCGACAACACGTTTTTTACGCTTCTTCTCAAGATTCGCCAAATGACTTGGGTGGATTGGTTGTTCTTCTTTTAAGTAGTCAATATCACGCTTCATACTAGCTTGTTCTAACTTAATCGCTTTCTGATTTTGGAAGAGATTGATAAAAGCATCTTCGCTAAGATTTTTGTTGATATAAGCCCCTTGACGGCGAATAGCTGGAAGAACTTCACTTGTTACCCAATGTTTAAACTCTTTCGCTTTCTTTTTAATTTCAGCATTGGTGCTCTGTTTAGCAGCGCCAAAAATCAAATTGTAAACACCTGACTCATTAATGATAACTGACTTAGATTTATAATTTGAACCAGTCCCTTGAATTAGGGTAGTGGTTTTGTCTTCATCATCTACATGACTAGAGATAGCATTTTCAGGTTTCTTGTATCCAAGTACTTCTGCTACATCCTTACCAACAAAGTAAGGTTCACCATTAACTGTCATTGTACGGACCTCATATCCGTGAAATTCAAAAATATCGTTCATAAAATTACCTTTCTAATCATCCCGAGGGCTAAAATCGTTTCCCAAACATCTAATCCCTCAAGACTATCTATCACCACTTGATTTAGTTGGTGATTTTTCTTTTGCCAATTTAGGATGAGTTTATTTTTCATCTGATTCTTTAAACTCCTCCCACGGTTCACGAATGCTCAAAAGATTAGAAACACGTAGTTTTAAATCAACACTTCCTTTCCCTTTTTTGAGTAAATCAGTGATTGTAGCAGGACTTCTTAAACCAACAGCTTGTGTCAAATCAGCTTTTGACCAATTTTTTTCTTTTAAACGCTGTTCAACTAATGAAATCCAATATTCAAGTTGAGTCATTTTTTCTCCTTTCTGAATGTTAAAACGAAAGAATTTATGAATTTTTTTATAAAAACCATTGACATATTTTATACTTTGGTATAAAATCAATGCATAAGAAAAGCACTAACAAACAACTTGATATCACTCGAAAAAATCAAAGTCGCCAAACTTATTTTTTAGTTATATCTTCGTTTATTGCTTTTGTTATTCATTCGCTTTACAAATTATATTTTATACTAGAGTGTTAAATATGTCAATAAAAAATTACACTTTTTTATAAAATGTTTTTTCGTATCGACTAGAAAGGTTGATTTACAATGTTTTCAACGTTCGAAAGAATAAAAGAGTTATCCAAAAAACAAGGAAATAGTCTGCAAAAAGTAGCGGAGGATTTAGACTTTAGTGTAAATTATCTTTATACGTTAAAGGAAAAAACACCTAAATCAGACCGTTTACAAGAAATTGCTGATTATTTCAACGTCTCTACTGATTACCTTCTAGGACGTACAAATAACCCTAAAATCGCTTCTGACGATGACATCAATGAGATTGACTTGAAAGAGGCTGCTAAAGAAAGCTTCTTTTATGATGGGCATGAACTCAATGATGAAGATATGGAACTAATCAGTTCAATTCTTGAAACAAGAATGAAAAATAGAAAATAAGAAAAGATAGGATGATTTTATGATGTCTGCTGAGTCAACATGTACTCAACAAGGTGTTGAATTATATTATTTTGATGGTAGAGATTCTACTCTCAAAGGGACTTACAACAAACCCAGTAACCTCATTATTGTAGATAGCTATCTGGATGATATTGAAAAGAAAAAAGTGATATATCATGAATTAGGTCATAAGGACCATAACCCCGCTAACTACGACCGTTGCCGTGAACAATATGAAGCTCAAGCTGACAGAAATATGATATACCATCTTCTAAAAGAAGAACTATCGTATTGGGATAAAGATGAATTAGAGAATTTTAATTACATCAACTTCCTACAAAAATATGACTTAAAAACCACTATTAACGAATCCATGGTTAAAGAAGAATTTTTTAACCTGATTGATTAAACACTACGTGCAAAACTGAACCACGTTAAAAGCTGATGGAGTTTTAAATTGGCAAAGAAAAATGATAAAGTGATTGCTATTATTGTCGGTATCTGCTTACTGGTGCTTCTTATTATAACTAGCATTGCCACATCAGGCTCTGGTAAAAAAGAGAAGGCTGAATCATCAGCTACATCAACAAGCCAAACTGTTTCATCATCTAGTGCTAGCTCAAGCGAAGATGATGATGACTATAGTTATAGTTCTTCAAGTTATTCAGACAGCTCTAGCTCTGAATTAAATCCTGCTGAATATGAGACTCCTGATTTTGACACTTGGAACCACGATAAGTTAGAAAAAGATAAAAACATTCAAATTACAGGAACTGTATTGCAAATACAAAAAAGTAGCGACATCTACTATATTAGAGTTGCTCTAAATGACGATTACGATAAAGTTGTTATGGTTGAAATTCATGAATATATGTATGATGACGTTATTGCAGAAGATGACAACGTTACAATTTACGGAATATCTAAAGGAAGAACCTCTTATACAAGTACTCTTGGAAAAGAAGTTACGCTCCCTTTAATGTATGGACATTACTATACAATTAATAATTATGGAGAATAAAAAAATCCTCACACATTTGTGTGAGGTTAATTTTAACGCAAAAAGGTGATTTGATATGGAAATAATACCTTACAAGAAAAAAGATGGAAAAACCTACTACAAGTTTAGGTTTTATGTAGGAAAAGAAGGCGGACGAGGAAAATATATAAAACGTAGCGGTTTTAAAACTAAAGGTGAAGCTCGGGCTGCGATATTAAAAATCCAAGACGAACTGGATAATCAAGATAAAAAATCAGACATGACTTTTGAAGAATTATCTAAGCAATGGTTGAAAGAATATGAAAAAGATGTTGCTGAAAGCACCTATCACAAAACTGAGCGTAACTTTAAGAATCATATTTTACCATCTATAGGACATTTCAAGATTAGTGAGTTAACACCGCTTATTATTCAACAACATCAAAACGATTGGTCTACTAATTTAAAGTACGGACGTAAGTTGCTCGGATTAGTCCGTAATACGCTTAATTTAGCCGTTAAATATGGATACTTAGAAAATAACCCTGCCATCCCTGTAACAGCTCCTAAAATCAAAAGAGAGGTTTCTACACAAAAAGATTTTTACGACAAAGAAGAACTAAAAAAATTTATGGAACTTGTCGAGGCTACAAAAGATATCAAAAAGATTGCTATCTTTAGATTATTTACTTTTACTGGTGTTCGTAAAGGGGAACTACTTGCACTAAATTGGACAGACTTCAAAGACGAGACTCTGAGTGTTTCTAAAGCAGTCACCCGAACTCCCGCTGGTTTAGAAATATCTGTCACTAAGAACAAATCCAGCGAACGCCTGATTAGTTTGGATAAAATAACCTGTGATATTCTTGAAGAACTTCACCAAGCCTATCCAAACAGCAAATTGATGTTTGAATCTGAAAATGGTGGAATTATGACCCCGAGTCTTCCTAGAAAATGGTTCCTCCAAATTATTTCAGATAGTGATTTACAACCAATTAAAATTCATGGTTTTCGTCACACACACGCAAGTTTATTATTTGATGCAGGATTGAGTTTAAAACAAGTCCAATACCGTCTTGGACATTCAGATTTAAAAACAACAATGAATGTCTACACTCACATTACCCAAAAAGCTATCGATGATATTGGAAAACAATTTTCCAATTATATTGATTTTTGA